GGGGCTACCTAATAAATTCAATAAATTATGGCTTGTACGCTTAGTATAGGGAGAAAAGTACCATGTAAAGATGTGGTAGGTGGAATTAAAGGAGTATACTTTTTTGACTTTGGTTCTATAACAGCAGCCTTTGATAGTACAGATACAGATGTAGTTGAGGATTTAGGTGTAGTTACTTGTTTTAATTATGAAGTAAAGGGAAACAGTAGTTTTGAACAGGCTTTTACAAGTTCAAGGGAGAATGGTACAACATTTTTCGAGCAAACTTTAAACTTGACTCTGACTAAGCTGACTGTTCAAGACCATAAAGAGTTAAAACTTTTAACTTTTGGCAGACCTCATGTAGTTGTAGAAGATTATAATGGAAATGCTTTTATCATGGGTCTTGAGCATGGAGCAGATGTTTCTGGTGGAACAATAGTTACAGGAGCTGCTATGGGAGACCTAAGTGGTTATACACTTACTCTTACAGCACAAGAGCTAAAACCTGCTAACTTCTTAGAAGGAGCAACTTCTGCAAATCCATTTGCTGGAATGACTAATACTGTAACAATTACAGAAGGTACTAACACCTAATAAATCTTAGACCAATAAAGAGGGGAGGCATTTGTCTCCCTTTTTTTATAACAAAATGTTAATAACATAACAAATACAAGTCTTTTTGTTACAAAACTATATTTTTTTGGTTATTGTTAATAAAATGTTTATATTATTGTAAAGATTAAGTTCTTTGACATATTGTAACAATTTTAAAACCTAATCAAAATGAAAAATGATTACACAATTAATTTAAGGCTTCGCAGCAATGGTAGAAATTATGCTGCAAGATGTGAACAAGACATTAGAATTAACGATTTAATATTTCATCATGATATTGAATGGTATGTTTGGGATAGATTAAAACAAGGGTACACAGTTAATTTAGATGTAGAAAGTCTTAAAAACAAAATGTAACATAAAAGGGCAGCAGAGATGTTGCCTTTTTTTTATAACAAAATCAAAACTCTTTTATTATATATATATGATTATTTTACAAGAGAGTAGTTCAGCTCAGAACATAGATTTTATTCCAAGAAGTTTTGTTAGTGGAGGTAGCTATGTAGTTACGATTGATGATGAGCAAACAGGTACAAACATACACAATGCTACAACTACAAGCATTTCAGAAGTTCTGTACTTTAATAGATATAATGCTACCTTTACTACAAAACAAGATAACTTTTATGTCTTAACAATTAAGTCAGGTATTGATGTAGTATTTAAAGACAGAATTTTCTGCACAAACCAGACTGATTACTCTATAAACAATGGAGAGTACCAACAGACAGAAAGTAATAATGATTTCATATTTGCGTAAATGGAAAATGTACATTTAATAAATTTATCAAGCTATAACAGACCTGAGGTAGTAGAGGACAAGAAAAAAGATTATGTTGCCTATGGAGAAGATAACAACTACTATCAATACCTAATAGACAACTTTATAAACTCTACTACAAACAATGCTACAATAAATGGTATTGCTCAGCTTATTTATGGCAAAGGTATAGATGCCTTAGACAGCTCTACAAAGACAGAGGAGTATGCAGCTCTAAAATCTATATTTAACAATGACTGTCTTAGAAAGATATGCTTAGATTTAAAACTATTAGGAGAGGCATCATTTCAAGTTATCTACCAAAATAACAAAGTAGTAAAAGCAGAACACTTTCCAAGACAAACCCTAAGACCTGAGAAGATGATAGATGGTAAGATTAGAGCTTACTACTATTTTCCTGATTGGGCAAACATGAAAAAGTCAGACAAGCCTAAAAGAATTGCAGCTTTTGGTTTTGGGAATCAAACAGAACCAGAAATTAAAATAGTTAAGAGATATGTTTCAGGCTATGATTATATATGTCCTGTAGACTATGCAGGTTCTTTAGCTTATGCAGAGCTTGAAAGTGAAATATCAGATTATTTGATAAATGATGTTCAATGTGGTTTCTCTGGTACTAAGGTTGTAAACTTCAACAATGGAGTACCTGAAAGAGAAAAACAGTTACAGGTTAAAAATGATGTAATGAATAAGCTCACAGGGTCAATGGGAGAGAAGGTCATTGTAGCTTTTAACAATAATGCTGAGAGTAAAACTACTATTGATGATGTACCTTTAAATGATGCTCCTGCTCACTATGAGTATTTATCCTCTGAGGCAGCAAAGAAAATCATGGTAGGTCATAGAGTAACCTCACCTTTACTTTTAGGTATTAGAGATGACAACAATGGTCTTGGAAATAATGCAGATGAGATTAGAACAGCTTCTTTGCTGTTTCAAAACACTACTATTAGACCTTATCAGGACCTTATAGTGGACTGTATGGACTCTATTCTTGCAGTTAATGATATTAGTCTAAAATTATATTTTGTAACCTTACAGCCTCTTGAATTTATTGATACAGAAAATGCAGTAACTAAAGAAGCTAAGGAAGAAGAAACAGGAGTAAAACTTTCAGATGACAGACCTTTCTTATCTGATGAAGATGGAGAAGCTCTTTTAAAACTTATTGAAGATTTAGGAGAAGATGAGGACTATGAAAACTATGAGTTGTTAGATGTAGATGATACAGAAGATGAACCTGAGGACTTTGATGTAGAAGGATATTTAAATGGTTTACATTTGTCAGCGTACAAAGCACCATCACCAACAAAAGATTCAAGCCAAGACAATCAGATTTATAAGGTAAGATACAAATATGTTAAGGGTACTCGCAAAGTAGCTAAAAATCCATCAAGAACTTTTTGTAAACAAATGTTAAAACGCAACAAACTATACAGAAAAGAAGATATAGCTCAAATGAGTTTTAGAGGAGTAAACAAGTCTTTTAATAAAAATAAGCCATATTCACTTTTTAAATATAAGGGAGGACCTAATTGTTATCATAGATTTGAAAGGAGAGTTTATAAGAAAAGACTAAAAGCTGATGGAGAACCTTATGCTGGTAATGCTTTAAATCAAACAAAGTTTGTAAATGTAAACCAAGCAATAAGAGAAGGATTTAAATTACCAAAAAACCCTAAGGAGGTGGCTATTGCTCCAATAGATATGCCCAATAAAGGATACAGAAAACCAAGATAGATATGGCAACAGGTTTAATGATTTCAAGAAAAGATATAGTCAAGTTCACTTCTTTGAATGGTAACATTGACACAGATAAGTTTATACAATATATCCTAATAGCTCAAGAGACCCACATTCAAAACTATCTTGGTTCAAAACTATATGATAAAATAAAAGCAGATATTGAGGGTTCTTCTCTTGCAGGTGATTATTTAACATTAGTAAACACCTATATAAAGCCAATGCTCTGTCATTGGGCACTTGTAGAGTTCCTTCCTTATGCAGCTTATACAATATCTAACAAAGGTATATTTAAGCACAACTCTGAAAATGCAATAAACGCTGATAAGAATGAAGTGGACTTCCTAATAGAAAAAGAAAGAAGCATAGCTCAGTATTATACAGACAGATTTGTAGACTTTATGAGTTTTGAAGCTCCAAGTAAATACCCTGAGTATTTTACCAATAGTAATGATGATGTCTTTCCTGACAAAAACAGTTATGGATTTTCTGGATGGGTACTGTAAAGAGTTATAAAAATAAAGATAAGAATATACAAAAGCTAAAAGAGTTTTTGAAAAAAGGATATATAACAAAAAAAGAAAAAAAGTATTATTAATATATGGCTAATACTATAGATTGGGGTAAATTATACTGTTCTACTTGGTTTGGAGACACAGCCAATACAACAGATGCAATACCTTTAACCTCAGCTCCTCCCTGTTGGGCAGAAGATGTTTTAGCTTTAACAGCAGATACAACTTCTATAAGAAGTGATAGTACATTAATAACAGCAGATAGAACAATAATTTAAAGATATGGCAAAGACAAATGTGAATGTAGGGAGTAGTGCTAATGATGGTACAGGAGACCCTCTAAGAACAGCTTTTACAAGCATAAATTCCAACACAGATGAGATTTATTCTTTATTTGGTAATGGTAGCACACTTGCAATTAGTGGAGATGCTTCTGTTTCATCAGGAGCTTTGACTATTGCTAATGATGCAGTAGAGAATGATATGCTTGAACCAAGATTTACTGATGAAGTTTCAATTACAACACTTACAGGTACAGTTTCATTTAATTGTGCATTAGGTTCAATTTTTAAATTAAGCGGAGATTTAACTGGTGCATATACCATAAGTTTAACAGGCTACAAAAAAGGTCAAATTATAACAATTTACCCTATCAAGGGTAACCAAACTTTAAATCTTGCAGGAGCAGGTAGTTCAAGCAATACCTTTAACAAAATTGGTGGAGTAAATTATAATGATGATGGTTCTACTTCAAATATTCTACAAATAGAATGTGTAGATGACAGTGCTACTGCTCCAATTTTTTTCTATTCTATAGCAACATTTGCTGAGGATTCAAGTGATATATAATTATGTTAAGAAGAAAGTTTTATAATCTACCTATAGCTCCAACTTCATACACAGCAGACTATTTAGTCATTGCAGGAGGCGGTGGCGGAGGATGTACCCAAAATGGAGGAGGAGGTGGAGCAGGTGGCTACAGAAATTCTTTTGGCTCTGAAAATTCAGGAGGAAATCAAAGCTCAGAAACTGCCTTTACTTTTAATGTTGGTACTGTTTATACCATTACTGTAGGAGGTGGTGGAAATGGTGGTGCAGTTGCTTCTAATCAAGGCACAATAGGGGATAATTCCTCAGTTACTGGTTCTGATATTACAGATGTAACCTCAACAGGCGGTGGTGCTGGAGGTGGCGGTGGAGGTTCTCCAAGTTTTGGTGGGTCTGGTGGCTCAGGAGGAGGCGGTGGTTCTACAAATGGTGCTGCTGGTACAAGGACTTCAAGTCCAATTCAAGGTTTTAATGGTGGTACAGCATCTACTTCAGCTCCTAATTTCTTTGGTGCTGGTGGCGGTGGTGCTGGTGGTGCTGGAAGTAATGGTACAGGTGGAATTGGTCTTGCATCATCAATTACAGGCTCATCAGTATCAAGAGCTGGTGGTGGAGCAGGAGGTTCAAATCAGACTACACCTACAGCAAGTTCAGGTGGTAGCACTAATACAGGTAATGCTACCGACAATACAGGTGGTGGAGGTGGTGGTGCAAGTAATGAACCAACTCCTCCAGTAACTACAGGAAGAAATGGAGGCTCAGGGGTGGTGATTTTAAGGATGCCTACTGCAAATTATTCAGGAACAGTTACAGGAAGTCCTACTGTTGATAATAGTACTGTATCTGGAACAACTATTTTAATATTTAATGGCTCAGGCTCTTATACAGGATAATATGGGACATTTTGCAAAATTAAATTCAGATAATATAGTAATAAGTGTTGTTGTTGTAAACAATAGTGTTTTACTAAAAAATGATGGCACAGAAAGTGAACTCAAAGGCAAAAAATTTCTAAACGCACTATTGGGTTCTGCTACTTGGGTACAGACATCTTATAATAATAACTTTAGGAAGAAATATGCTGGTATTGGTGATTTTTATGATTCATCAAAAGATAAATTTATTTCACCACAACCTTTTCCATCTTGGTCTTTAGATTCTAATGATGATTGGCAACCTCCTGTACCAAGACCTGAGGATAATCCTTTGGCGGAGTGGGATGAAGAAAATCAACAATGGATATAAGTTTGTTATTGATAATGTGGCATTAAAAAAAATGAGATGGATGATGGTATGAAAATATTTAGTTTATATGCTGCAAATTTATTTGCATTAGCATTTAGTGTGAGTGAAATAAACTCAATACTACAAATGCTTGTAATGGCAGCTACATTAACCTTTACAGTAATACAAATATATAAAGCCCTTAAAAAATGAAAATGCCTACTAATGGAGTTGCCAAAGATATAAGACATTTTGCAGGAAGTCTGCTTGTGTTCTTTTTAGTTATTATTATACTTTTTTATCTAACTAAGTATTCAATACCTAATGAAAATGCACAGATAGTAAATACCTTAATAGGTATGATAGCAGCAAGTATAGCTATGGTAATAGCAAGTATTACAGGTAGAAACCCAGATGACTTAGATGCTGCTAAAAAGAAAATTAGTAATTTAGAAATGAAGATAGAAATGCTTGTAAGTGCTAAGGATATGCTTGAAGGTATGCTTATAAAACTACAAGATGATACAATAGACAGACTTCTACTAAACAAAACACTTGACTTTGATGACTGTAAGTCAGGTAAGTGTAAATGTAAAAACAAATGCAGTAATGAGTCTTAAATATTTTAACTATGAAGAATTTGACTCTCCAGATTTGCCTAACTCTGGTGCTACTAATATGGATAGGGATTTCCTTTCAATGCTCAATAGTGCAAGGGGGATTGCTGGTATACCCTTCAAAATATCTTCTGGATACAGAACAAATGAATACAATCAATCGCTTAGTGCAAGAGGATATTCAGCGAGTCCAAACTCAAGCCATCTTAAAGGAGAGGCAGCAGATATTGTCTGCAAAAGCTCAAAGGATAGATGGACTATCATTACAGCACTTCAAGAAGCAGGATTCAAAAGAATTGGCATTGCCTCCACATTTATCCATGTGGACTCAAGCGACCTATGGAAAGCATCACCTGTTATATGGACCTATTAAAACTGACACAGTAGGAAGCACCTTAAATGATTAAAACAATACTTAGCTTACTTACAGGAAGAAACAAAGGCAAGTCAGCTTTAGGTGGTCTTGCAATAGAGCTAAGACAAGCTATAAAAGGAAAAGAACTTGACCCAAATGCAATACTTGAAATCCAAGCTAAAATTAATGAAATTGAAGCACAACATAGGAGTATATTTGTTAGTGGGTGGCGTCCTTCTGTTGGTTGGGTCTGCTCTTTGGCTTTTGCTTATCACTTTGTTGCCTTTCCAATTATTAAAACTATATATCCAAATACTGAATTTCCTGTATTAGAAACAGAACCTTTGTTTACAGTTCTTATGGGTATGTTGGGTTTAGGTGGTCTTAGGACTTATGAAAAAATAAAAGACAAAACAAAATGATTTGTCCACATTGTGTATTAGTGGTTTTAAGTTTGATTTATTTTACTTTTAGGTAATGGCAAAACAAGCTAACTTTGTATATAGAGTAAAAAAAAAGATAAAAAGAAGGGGTAGACATTCTAAAAAAGCATCCTTACTTAAAAATTCAAAGACCTACAAGAAGCTCTATAGAGGGCAAGGCAAATAATTTTTAGAAATTATGAACAATATTTTACATCTTAAAAAAATTCCTTCTAACTTTGGTGGGTTAGTGGGATATATGTCTAACTTAATAATTAATTATAAAATGGAAGATACCACTATCAGAGATTTATCTGACAAAATCATCAAAGATTTTGGCAAAACAATTAAAGAAAAAACAGATTATCTATTACAACTTGATGCAATTATGTATACCAATTTAGGAATAGATTCAAGCAAAGGAGAAAAGAATAAAGTAAAATCTGATAGTAAGTATATCTATAAACAAATTAAAAGTATTGATGAGCCTTTAGGAAAGTCTCTACTTTTTCATT